CCTGCGTAAGGTTGATCTTAACCACGTCAACCTGGAGGTGTCAACCTCCGCCCCATCGGACCGTAAAGTGTTTGGGTTGGTAGCCCAAGCACGCCCACGGAACTCCGTGCGTCTCGGCACCCCTTGAAAGAGGGCGAGCGCAAGGGCCTCACTCTGCTGCAATGACTTATAGCCAAAACAGCCTTGTGAAGACCCAGGCGAAAGCGGTCTTCGAGTGGGGACCGGTTCGAGCTCTTGCGAAATGCTACGGTTTTGACAAAACCGTAACATTGGCGATTAAAGAGTATAACTCTTTCTTCGCCGCTCTTGACGGCTCTACTGGTTTTGCAAATGCGGTTAAAATCTGTAAAGATCTTAACAGCAATGCAAAATTGGCGGCCATCGGAGTTACTGTAGACTCCAGGGACCTTGGCGGCAAGTGGTTTTCCACCGACCAACAGGGTATCCCTAAAAGTCTAAAGCATCTCCGAGCCCTACTTGCAGGTGGTGTTTATAGCAAACGAATTGCTGTGAGCATCACAAGTCAGGTAGAGACCCTTAAAATCAAGCCTAGTAATGATATTACAACCATTACTATGCCATTTAAAGGGTGCCGCGAGGAAGTTACATACTGGTCCAAGTGGTGTATGGATTATTCCAATACCGTTTGGACAAAGCACGTAACTTCCCCAGTAGAATCCCGATACCACACTTCCACAAGCGGGGGACCTAATGGTGGGGCTTCCGTATTGAGCGCTGGGGTTGACACCCTAGCTATCAATGGAAACCCACTATTGGATTCCCTGTTTAAGGAAGTCTCTTCTTCTTGGGGGCGTAATGACCTTCTAGAAGATTACCTAAAGTGCAGCGAGTATTACCTCGCAGCATTTAAAAGTAACCTTCTAAAAGGAACAAAACGCCACAAAGAGGAAGGGTACGTGCCGGCACGAATTCTTCACCTGCCTGACAAAGCAGGTAAGACTCGTACCGTGTACTGTCTTACTTGGTGGTTTCAAGAACTTTTGCAACCTTTTCACAAAGAGTTGTACAAGCTTCTTTATACCATTAAGCAAGACGGTACAAAGAGCCATAGTGATGCAGCCCAGGTTGTAAAAACTTGGACATGTCAGGGGCTACGGCTATGGTCTTTCGACCTAACTGCAGCAACTGACCGCCTCCCTATGGACCTCCAGCACGCAGTGGTAGCAGGCCTCAAAGGCAAAGAATTCGCGGATCTTTGGCGCAAAGTGATGAGCATTCCTGCCTATCATTCTGCAACAAAGGGGTATGTTAGGTATAGTGTGGGACAACCTATGGGGGCCAAAACCTCCTGGGCTGTCTTCGCCCTTACCCATCATACCATCCTACGAATTCTTTGCCGCTTCCACCGGGTTCATGGACAGGCATATGTAATTATTGGGGATGACATCGTTATTGCTAACGAGGCCGTCGCCAATAGTTACAAAGGCCTACTCAAAGACTTCGGAGTTGATTATTCTCCAAAGAAAACCATCACCCCTGACAAAGGGAATGGTGGTTCCGTTGCAGAATTTGCAAAACGCATTTTCCGTAACGGCGTTGAGTACAGTCCTTTGACAGCCAATATGCTTAAAGCAGTATACAAAGATCACAATTATGCGACCTTTCTATCTGTTCTAAACGAATTGAATGTCAAATGGGGATTTGGGGTTGATGTTTATAAAGATCAACTCTACTTCCTCCCCCCCGCTTTTGCTCTTTTTCAGCTTCTACCAAAAAGTTGGAAAGGGACAATCGCGGTGACAATCGGATCTGCGGCAGATGAAGGCGCCCTTTTCAGGGGTAACCTTCAGGTATGCCGTAGTGGCCTAATTGACAATCCCTGGAAGGAGATTGACAATTTGACCTTCCTTAACTCTCTTGGAGCTAAGGTTACCGAACGTCTATCTCAACTTCTCCAAGACCTGATGTTGGTCAAAGAGAAGTTGGGACAGGGGCAGCCCGAGGAAGCTTGGGCCGTAGGGACCTTTCTTCAAGTACCTGGTCACCCAATTCAGGGCGTTTTGAAACGCCTTGATGAAGTGATCCACAATGCTTCTGCCGGTTTGGCAAATGGGGATTTGAATCTCCAAATGCTGACTGACATTGGCATTGACATCGGGTACTTGAAAGAAGTCGCCCTTCGCGGGACTACATGGTCCTCTTGGAAGAGGCTCATGCAGCGACGCGCTAGTTCCAACCTCAACTTCTGGAAAAGTGTCTATCAAGACACCCAACAGCAAGACGAATGTTGGTACTATTCAAGAGCTAAGCAAAGCTCGTAGGGGGGTTAATCCTACGAGAAAGCTCGACTCCCGAAAGGGAGAGGTCTCCATTTTCGCACTTGTTTT